TCCTGGCGTGGGCGCTCAGTCCGACCTCGAAAGCCGCCTGGCGAGCCTCCAGTTGCCTTCCGCGAGCATGGCCCCGGAAGTGAACAAGGCCGCGATTCAGGCCCTCCGCGAATACATGGCCGACCTCAAGGCGGCCTACGACAACCTCGGCGGCTCGCAGCCTGCGAAGCCCGCTGCCCCTGCTGGCTGGTCCATCAAGGCGATCCCCTAAATGCCCCGCTACGAAATCACCGGCCCGGATGGCAAGCGGTACGAGGTCAACGCGCCCGATGGGGCCAGCGAGCAGGACGTGCTGGCCTATGTGCAGCAGAACGCCGGGAAGTCGGAGCCGGCCAAGGCCAAGCCGTTCGCAAACTCGGTCGGCCTTGTTCCTAAGCCCGGCCCTGGGTTCGACCCCACGGAAGGAATGGGCCGAGGCCAGAAGTTCGTCGCGGGCGTGGGCAAGTCACTGGTGGACACCAAGCGCGGCGCTGTGCAGTTTGCCAAGGATTGGCGGCAGGTTGCGCCCGGCGTGTTCCTCCCTGTCGCCATGACGGGCCGCGAGGAAGCCGACCGCATTGCGAAGCAGGACGCCCCGCTCACGGAAGGGTGGGGGTCGGGGTTCGCTGGCAACGCCCTCGGCACCATCGCGCAGCTTGTCGGCCCCGGAGGACTTGCGAAGCTCGGCACGAAGGTGACCGGCGCGGCTCCGCGCGTTGTCTCGGGGCTGGAGGCGCTGTATTCGGCGGCCGTCCCGACTACCGTTCGCGGCGGCGCTGTGCAGGGCGCAGCCCTTGGCGGTTTGCAGCCGGTGGGGACTGGCGACTCGCGCGCGCTCAATACCGGGCTTGGCGGCCTGCTGGGCGGCGCGGGCACGGGTCTGCCGCAAGCCGCAGGCGCGGCCATTCGGGCGGTTCGTAGCTCGCGTGTCACGCCGTCTGGCGTGGAGCGGCAGATTGCTCAGGTGTTGCGTGCCGAGGCAGACGATCCGGCCCGGCTCATGGCTCCCCAGCCCTCACAGATTCCGGGCGTGCAGCGCACGCTGGCAGAGGAAACGCTGGACCCCGGCATTGCCCGCCTGGAGCGCAACGCGCGCAGCCAAGGCCGAGGCTGGGACATTCAGGACCGGGCCAACAATGCCGCCCGCGTGGGCGCGCTGGAAGCGTTTGCCGGCGACTCGGCAGCCCTTCGGGCCGCGCAGGCGCAGCGCGAGTCCGTGGCGGGGCCGCTGCGGCGTCAGGCCATGCAGGATGCGGGCGTGGATACCGCGCCGGTGCTTGCTGCCATTGAGGCGGGCATCCAGCAGAACGCCCCGCGTCGTGCTGTCGCCAGCGCATTGCGGGACGTGCAGGATTCGCTCTCCAAAGCCGATGGCTCGGTGCGCTCGCTGTATCAGGTGCGAAAGGACATTGGCGACCTGTTGTCGGGCAAGGCGGGCGCTGACAAGTCCTACGCCAAGGCTGCCAGCAAGGAGCTTATCCAGATTCGTGACTTGCTCGACCAGCAGATCGCGGCCAAGTCGCCCGCGTTCGGCCAGTATCTCGACGCCTTCCGCCAAGGCTCCAAGGCGGTTGACCGTATCAAGGTCGGCCAGCGACTCACGGGCAAGGCTTCGGGCGGCGCGGTACTGGATCCTGTCACCGGGAAACAGGTTCTCATGCCCGCATCGTTCTCGGCAGCGGCGCGTGACCTTGACGCAGTAGCGGCGAAGGCGACCGGGTTCCGCAAGGCACAGGCGGCCGATGTTCTGGAGCCGGCGGATCTGTCCACCATCCGCAACGTGCAAGACGACTTGGAGCGCCGCGCGTTCGCGGCCACGGCAGGCAGCGGCGGCAACTCGCAGACGTTTGAGCGCATGGCGCTGAATCAGCGCATGGCGGGTGGGATTGCCTCGCGGCTTCCCATCGTCGGCCGCGCGTTCGACTACTTGAACGAAGTGGGACAGGCCCGCTTGCAGGCCAGACTGTCAGAGGTCTTGGCGAACCCGGCTCAGGCTCGGGCGATCCTTGCCAAGCTCCCCGCGAATGACCGCCGGGTCTTGGAGACTGCTATCTCCCGCGCTGGCGGGTTGGCGGGCGGGGCCACTGTACCGGCCCTCACCGAATAGCAGATCACGCCAGAGGAAGCGGGGCCAGAACACGCGCAGGACCGGGCGCATCAGGCGGGCAAAGATGGTGAGTAGGTAAAGCCCCGCCAGGACCAGCACCACGGCCACCGGCTTAAACAGAAGCGCCATAGCCCAATCAGGCATTTCGTTACCCCGCCCGACCACCGGGCGCTTCCCACTCTAGCACACACCCCGGCCCCGCACTCGCGGGGCTTTTCTTTGAGGACGCCAAGGAATGGCCGGATTCAGGCTGCTGGACCAGAACACGCAATACCGCTTGGATGACGGCACGGTGGCCGCTGGCGGTGAGCTGCGGTTCTACGAGAACAATACGACCACGCCCAAGAACGTCTATGACGGCGCGGACCTGTCGCCCTCGCTCGGCTCCACGGTCACGCTGGACAGCGCGGGCCGCGCCGAGGATGACGTTTGGCTGGACGGCGTGTATCGCGTGCGCCTGTATGACGCGGACGGCGCGATGGTCTGGAGCCGCGATGACGTGCAGGGTCAGGAGGCGGGCGGCATTACCCCGCTTGACCCCGCAGACGGCAACGAGGACGACGTTTACTCCACGGACGGCACCACGGCTTCGTGGCGCGCTATCCGCGAAGTCCCCGACCCGACCGGCAATAGTGGCAAGTACCTCGGCACGGACGGCGAAGCAATTAGCTGGACGGCGTTTCCTGCGGCCACGGTTTACGACGAGGACACGCTCCCGGGCAGCTTCACGCAGGACAACGACGCCTCCGGCAGCTTCACCATCGGAAATATCCGCGTGGAGTGGGGCAACGATACCGCGCCCACGGCCGCGTCGGTGGTCACTACGAAGGCCGTCACCTTCCACACCGCGTTCAGCGGGACGCCCTACTACGTTGGCGTGACCCCCACGGCAGGCGGCGTGACCTCGGATACCCCGTCTGCGCGCTGCTCGGCGCAGGCGCTTTCGGCCAACTCCACGGGCTTCACGGCCTCGCTGTTCGCCGGTGCCGAGGACGAGGGCAACGGCTCAACCAACATCACCTCCAGCGTTTCGTTCAACTGGATGGCGATTGGGCCGAAGTAATGATCCAGCCCACTTGGCACGGCCCGCTGGTCAACCCGGACGGCACGCTCTCCAAGCCCCTAATTGACCTGTTGCGGGCGCTGGCGTCGGGCACCTCTAGCGCCGCCACGGCCACGGACCTAAGCGCCGTGGAGGACCGCCTGGACGCGCTGGAAAGCGGTTCGGGCGGCTCATCGGTCGCCCTCTACGCAGGCCCAAACATCACCATCACCGGCTCCGCTGAGGCGGGCTACACCATCACGGCGGCGACCGGCGATCCGCTGGCCGCGCAGATTTTCGGGAAGTAAATGGCTACCTACTCGCGCCAACTGCTCAGCGGCTCCACCAACGGCAAGCCCATCAAGGTTGCGGCCACCGCGACCCCCGGAACCGCCGTACACACCGCGACCTCGGATAGCGGCTTCGATGAGGTCTATCTGTGGGTCACCAACACCTCCGGCGGCGCGGTTGCGCTCACGGTGGAGTTTGGCGGCGCGACGGACCCGGACTGCCTGATTGTGAAGGCGTATTCCATCCCCGCCAACTCCCCGCCCATCCCTGTTGTCACCGGGCAGGTGCTTAACGGCGGCCTGACGGTCAAGGCGTTTGCCGCCAGCGCAAACGTGCTTCTGCTGTCCGGTTACGTGAACCGCATCAACAACTAATGCACGTCTATCCCTTCAAGGATGAAGGCTCCGACCGCATCCGGTCGCAGGTATTCGACAAGCGCGCGGCGACGGAAGCGCCGGCATCCAGCACTTCCGGCCAATCCGCCATCCAGTTCAAGGACGAGGGCAGCAACCTCGGCTCATCCGGTGGCGTGACCTCCGTGGACTTCGTGGGCGCGGGTGTCACCGCGACCGAAACGGGCGGGGCGGTGACGGTCACCATCGCGGGCGGCGGCGCATCCGTCCCCACGGTCACGCTGGATTCCGCGAACAAGCACGCGGACCTCACGCTGTCCGGCGGTGACCTCACCGTGACCAAATCCGCCGCAGGCTCGGCCCATCGCATGGTGCGCGGCACGCTCGGCAAGTTCAGCGGGAAGTGGTACTTCGAGGTCCGGGTGAACACCGATACCCCCGGCTCTCGGCTGTATTTCGTGGGCTTGTCGGACGTGGACGATCCGCTGACCAACCACGTAGGCCAGTCGGCCCTGAGCGTGGGCATCTACGGCAACGCGGGCGAGGTGTACCGCAGCGCCGGCAGCGCGGGCAGCTTCGGCAGCTACACCGTGGGCGACGTGATTGGCGTGGCCTACTGCGCGGACTCGGGGAAGGTGTGGTTTGCCAAGAACAACACTTGGCTCAACTCGGGCGACCCGGCGAACGACAAGGCCCGGATGCTGGCCGACAACAAAGCGGGCTGGCGACCGGCCATCAGCATCTACGAGGGCAGCTCCGGCGTTTCGCTGACCGCGCGATTCAAGACCTCGGACTTTTCCTACACGCCGCCGACCGGCTTTAGTGCGTGGGGCACCTGATGACCGCCGACGAATACCGCTTGAGCTTGAGTTACCTGCGCCCCGGAGCCGAGTTCAGCGCCAACGGGGATCACTGGTCGCTGGTGGTGTGGACCGACCCCAGCCCGCAGCCCACGGAAGCCGAGTGCGTCGCGGCGCTACCGCTCGCGCAAGCGCAGGCCGAGGCCGATGCCACCAACGCCAGCATCCGCGCCCAGCTCGACGCCCTCGACGCCCGCTACGGGGTCCGGGCGCTGACCGAGGCCATGGACGGCGACACGACCCGGCTGGACTGGCTCAAGGCCGAAAAGGCGAAGCTGCGGGCACAGTTCGTCGGGGTCAGCGAGGCGGGGATAGCCCCGCCCGCGGAAGCCTAAAACGGCGGCTCCCACCCCTTCGGCAGCGGGTCGGTCTTGCGCTTGCGGCGTCGGCGCTTGGTCAGGGCTTCCCGCGCCACCCGCTCGGCCTGCTGGCGCTGGCGGTAGGGGCGGGACAGATCGGGGGTGGTGAGGTGGTAGCGCATGGAAAGAGTGTGCGCTGGGGCCGTCTCGGGGGCTAAGAATCGGCCCAGCCCGTCACCATTCCGGCAAGCACCCCTGAGAAGGCTCTACGGCGCGGGGTCTTGGTACCGGTGATAGGACGGGCCGCATCCCCACACACAACCGCGCATCGCCGCAATGGCCCGCGCTATACCGCTTTACGTCTCCGCCGGTTCAGGCCATCCCCACCCAAGACCACGCAATCCCGTTAGCATTCCGGCACAGATTCCGGCAGGGGACGGGCGTGGCTCACTTCCGCAAGCGCAGCGGCGGCTGGTCGGTGGAACTCTACCGCAACGGGCAGCGCGAGCACGCCACCTTTCGCACCAAGGCTGAGGCCGTCCAGTGGGCGCACCAGCGCGAGGCGGAGCTGACCGGGGCGAAGCTGCCCGATCACACGCTAGACGATGCGCTGAACCGCTACGCGCGGGAGATTGCGCCCAAGCTGGGCGGGGCGCGGTGGGCGGCCACCAAGATTGCGAACCTGCGGGCCTATGCGCTCGCCAGGAAGCCACTGGCGTCCATCGCCGGGGCCGACATAGCCGCATGGCGTGACGCGCGCCTGGAGTCCGTCCAGCCCGCCACGGTGAACCGGGAACTCAACCTCCTGCGTTCGGTGCTGGAGGCCGCCCGGCGCGATTGGGGCTGGCTGCGCGTGAACCCGATGGCGGACGTGAAGCGGCCCAAGAATCCCCCGAGCCGGAAGCGCCGCATCCCACAGCGAGAGATTGAGGCCGTGGTGGCGGGGCTGGGCTACCGGGGCGGGGAGCCGGTGACCGCCTCGCAGCGGGTCGCGCTGGCGTTCCTGTTCGCGTTGGAGACTGGTATGCGCGGGGGCGAGATTGTCGGCCTGCGCCGGGAGCATGTGGGCGAGCTATCCGTGCTGCTGCCCAAGACCAAGAATGGCGATTCGCGCCGGGTGCCGCTGTCCACGCGGGCGCGGGAGATACTGGCGCTGCTCGACGGCGATCCGGTGTTCGGGCTGAACTCGGCGCAAAAGGACGCGCTATTCCGGGCGGGACGCAAGCGGGCCGGGGTGGAGGATTTGCACTTCCACGACTCCCGCGCGGAGGCGATCTATCGCCTGTCCAAGAAGCTCGACGTGATGGAACTGGCCCGCATGATCGGCCACCGCAACATCGCCTCACTCATGTGGTACTACGACGCGACCGCCGACGAACTGGCGGCAAAACTGGGGTAAGGTCCCGGTACTCCAACACCCGCCACTCGGCCCACAGCAGGGGCCGCAGCTTCACCGGATGCGGGAAGCCGGGGCGCTTGCACACGCGGTCCACCAGATGCCGCTCGCTGCACCCGAACAGGGCGGCGGCTTCGCTGGCATTCACCAGCCGCTCGGACTTGACGGCGCTCATATTCGCCTCCGCGCAGCTTCCAGCCGCGCCTCATTGATTGCGTCCAGTCGGGCCGGGATCCATTCCTCCCCGCAGGCAGAGCAGCGCAGGAATAGCTGCGCGTAACTGACCGAATGAATTTGCACGACGCCCTCGCGCGTGTCCTGCGGGCACTCCTGCTCGCAATTCGGGCAAGTGGTCTCGACGGCGCTCATTCCGGCAACTTCCTTTCAAACTCCCCGCACGAATCCATCCAGCCAACGCGCGGCCATTCGTAATCCCCGGTCGGGGCGCGGCGCGTACAGCGGAAGCTGCCCGCGCTCGGGTTTGGCGCGCGATACCAAATGCAGTTCTGACAGATGCGGGCGTTGGCTTCCTTTTCCTTACGCAGCGCCCAATAGTCGCGGGCTAAGCTTTCGCGCTCGGCCTCGGCTTGTGCAAGGCGCTCGGCAATGTCGCTCATTCTTTCCTCTCCCGCTTCCGTTGTTCCTTCATCGCCACCGCGATCATCAGGAAAATGGGTGACACAGCCACCAGCAGCCCAACGGCCAAGAGCAGGGCGGGACCGGCGTAGGTGAAGTGGAAGGTCATGGCGCACCCGCCCGCTTCCACAGCCAGCGATTGCGCCGCCTGCGATTGAGGTCCGCCATCGTCCACGCCAGCACCCTGTCAATCACTCGGGTTTGCATGCCGCTGGATGCCATGCCTCGCGCGACCGCTTCAAGGCCGCCAAGCACGCGCCTTTCCTCGTCGGTCAGCGGGTCCATCAGCTTCACGATAGCCATCACGCCTCCCCCGGTTTCACGACTTCCTCGCGCCCGCTGCCGTCGCCGTAGATGCGTTCGCACCACGGGCATCCTGCAATCTGCGCGGCCTGCGCTTCGTCGCCAGTCAGAGAGCAACGCGGCGGGCCTTGGCAGGCGATGATGGTGTATCCGTCGTCCATGGCTATTCCTCCGTCCGCGCAAGCGCATCCAAAATCCTATCCTCCAGCGCCTTCGGCAAGTGGAGCTGTGCGTCATTGATAGCGGCTCGCAAATCCCACCTGGCCTTCATGTGCGCGTGGTGCCTGTCGAACCGAAGTTCTGCTTGCGACTTTTGCCGCTCGCCGCACAGCCCAAGGGAGTGCAGGTATCCGCGCACATGCGCCCACTTGCTGTCGCACATGCCGTCCACGTTGCTGAAGTAGTGGTCCAGCGCCAGCACGCAATCCCCGAAGTTCAGTGGCGGCGTCGGGATTGTGCCGAGCGCCGCGCGCTCCTTCAGCGCCGCAACCTCAGCCTCAAGCAGGCCGATCAGGTCGGCCACGCCGCCAAATCCTGCGGACCGGAGGTGGCCCAGTGGGTGATCAAGGTCGTTGCCTTCATCGTCCAGATTCCTGCTCATCACTTGCCCTCCTTGCATTCGTGGTCGGTTGGTCCGCCATTCCAAAGCTCGCCGCATTTCAGACAGCCGTAGTTCTCACCCCCACCCACCCCAGCGGCCAGTGCTGCGCGCAGCTCTGCGATGCTCTCGGCGGCCAGCAATTCGGAGATGACCTCCGCCACGGGCCGCCCGTTGTGGTTCACGCCGTCGAAATCCCCGAACACCGCCGCCGTTTTCAGCAGCGCGATCAAGCCCTCGACGGCCTCGGTAGCATCCGCCCTCAACCTCCCCGCATCCGCCTCGGCGGCCTCGCAGCGTTGACGGAGTTTGCGGACTGCCTCGGCCTGCGGGCTGTCCCACTTGCCTGCATAGGCCCCGGTTCGCGTCAAGTCAGGATTCGGGTGGGATGCGGCCACGCCACAGGTAATGCACTTGTGCGTGAGCAGCGCCACCTCCGCCTCCAACTCAGCAACGCGCCGGGCGTGGTCGGTGTAGCGGACCCATTCGCCTTCGCCTGCCTCGCGGTAGGCGTTGACCTCGTACCTCTGCACCTCACTCACGGTCGGCCTCCTTGGGCGGGGTGGGGGCTGCTGCAAGCATTTCGGCCCACCGGAATTGCGCATCCAGCCGCAAAGCATGTTGCTCGGCTTCGTGTTCCGTGTGGTAGAACGCAAGCCGCTCGACAGTCCCGATGCACTCGCGCCAGTCCTCGTTCGTGGTTTGGACAACCTCGTATCCGGACTTGTCAATCGTGCGCCGCCAGTTGTATGGCGTGTCCGCGTCAGAGGCTAGGCGCATGGCGTCCGTCAACTGCTCGGGCACGAGCCGCCAGCCCTGCACCGCATTTGGCGGGGCTCGGGTGTTCCAGGCGGCAGCGGCTTTTTCCTTCGTTGCGTAGCCGATCCAGACGCCGCGATTGTTGAGGCCGCACACGACGCAGTTCACGCCGTGGCCGACATTCCGCCGGTTCAGCCGGATCATTTCCTTATCGCTGGTGACGGTCCGGTTGAACCCGGCATCGCCGCCACAGCACGGACACGGCAACAGCACCTCCACCGCCTCAGCCTCGGGTGTGGTTGGGGTCATTTCGGTTCTCCATTCTTCATCCACTTGCGAAGTATTCGTGCCTCGGTGCGAACGTAGTCCGCATACTCGGCATATTCGCCGCCGCACCTGTCCGCGAACGCATCGAGCATCGCCGCAATGGTCGCGAAATCCGGCAATCCATCGCGCCTGACTGGCTCCGGGCCAGGCATGGCATGAGCCTTCGCGCGCCGATGCTTCGGCCGGGTTTCCTGCGCCTTCCGCTTGCGATGCCAGTCAAGGCTGTGCCCGGTCATGGTGATTCCGGCTCGATGATTTCGACGTGCGAGAAAGGTCCATAGCCCCAGCGCACATCGGACAGAATCCGCTTGGCTTCCTCAATCGCAACCTGCACGTCTGGGCGCATGTACCCGCCCGGTAGCTGGCTGCACAGGTCATGCAGAACCGGGACAGCGCGCTCCAAGATCGCCAAGTCCTCATCGCTAATCATGAAGTTCTTACTCACCATCCACCCCCTCCGCACGCGGGCAAGGGGCGGCGAAGTGGTGCAGGTTGGCCTCCACGCAAGCCGCCGCGTAGGCGATCACCTGCTGGCGGCTGTATTGCGCCATGCCGTCAAAGATGCCGCCGATTGGGCTGGGAGGCTTCGGGAAGATGCAGTCGGCCAGAGTCAACGCCACCGCCCCCGCCCCGGCCTGCTCGCGCGGCTGGGTGGCACGGAACATGGCCGACTCCTGCAACGCATGGACGGCGCTGGGCTGCTCGCTGCCTGCGATTACACACCCATCCCCCGCCTGTGCGGCGAGGGCGCGGTGGATTTCGTCTAGCTGGTCGGCCCATTCACGTATCTGATGCTTGCGAGGGCTTACGCCGTCAAATAGGCGGACTTCGGCAGCAATCGCAGCCACCGCCTCCTGCGCCTTGCGGAGGGTGGATTGGGGGGAGTCATTCATCGTCGTCCTCCGGGTGGCTTTCGGCCCACTCTTGGATGAAGTAGCCAAGCTCGATTTCGTTCGTGCCCATGTCGGGCCAGCGCGACAGAATCAGTCGCGCAAGCTCTAGGCAATGCTCATTCGGCCCCATCACCCGCCCTCCTGGCTCTGCTTCGGGGCGGCGGCGAGCGCAGCAGCGTAGGCGGCGCGCGCTACCGTGCGGGACTTGTTGTCGCCGGAGAAGCCCAGCAGGTCGAGCAGGGCAGGAAACTCGCCTTCATCGTCCACGGCCTTGCTGCCAAGCATGGCGCTGACCATTTCCGGCGTCGGCTCCACCGGCACCACCACAAACCCACCGCCCGGCTGGGCGGCTGCGAGGGCGGCGCGGAGGTCGCCTTGCACGACACGGTAGATCGCTGCCTTCCCCAGGCAGAACTCGCGCACCAGCGTATCGTCGGTTATCTCGGCATCGGCCTCGCAGGCGTCCTCGCGGGAATCCCAATACGCCAGCAACCTCTCCACCGCATCCCCATCCCCCTGCACGGGCGAGGGCTGCGGCGGGGTGAGGGCGGCGATAGCGCGGACCAACACGCAGTGCGTATCGCCAAACCCAAGGCTGCTGGCGAGCTTGCGCAGCACGCCAAGGTCCGCATCGGTCAGGCCCGGCGGGGTGGGGGTGGGGATTGCCGCAGCGAGCGCATCCGCGCACATGCCGGGGTCGAACTGCGCGAGGGCTTGCAGAATAGCGGGCGCTTTGCCGTAGCCGTCCTCGTCCTCGACCACGCGGGCGCGGAAGCCGCAGGCGAAACGATGTTCCCAGCGGGCCAGACCGGCGGGCGATCCGGCCCAATCGTCGGGCACCCACTCGCCGTTCTCGTCTTGGAACTCCACCCGCTTCCCAGCAGCCACCGCATCCATCGCCTCGGCGGGGGTGGTCAGCATCGTGTGGCGGGTCATGCGCGGTTCCTCCGGCGCGACTGGCGCGCGATCTTGTTGCGGATGCGATTCCTGGCCTTGCGCTTGGCCGTGCCGTGCAGCGGGCGACGGCTCGGGCGGTAGGCGCGGGGGCTGAACCTCACGACTTCCTCGCGCGGAACGTGGATGACCTGACTGGCGCTAGTAGCCGCAGCGCCCAACGCCAGTGCAAGTGCCGCAATGTGTCTGCTCATCGTCTCTGCCTCGGAATGGTGGGTGGCGGGACCCCCGGCGCACGCTAGGGGTCCGCCCTGCTCGGATTACGCGGCCTTCGCTTCGTCCGTGAAGCTCGGGTCGAACTTCTTGACGGCCTTCCACAGCGCCAGCGCCGCCAGGAATACCTGCCAGCCTTGCTCCATTTCGGCCTCCTTCCAGACGTGGCTGGCGACCTTGCCCGGATGGGTTCGGGATACGAACAGGTTGGCGCAGACGTTGCGGGGCAGGCGCAGGCCGTTCTGATACGCGGCGAGCTGGTAGTGCTGGTCATAGGCCAGCTTCTTGCCGTCGCTGAAATCGCCGTCCTTGCCTTTGTAGTCCACGACAATCCCGGTGGACGGGCTGTGCAAATCCACCTTGCCACCGTAGCCAAGGGGCGAGCCAAAGCTGGCCTCCGCGACCCAATCCGATACGTCAGGGAACAGGCGGTTAAGCTCATCCACCGCGCCCTGAACGTGCGGGACGTACTTCGGCTCGTAGGGCAGGCCCTTCACCGCGCACTCGCATGCGTCATGGATCCGGGTGCCTTCCTCGGCGGCGGCAATCGCTTGGGCCTTAGAGTCCGCCAGAATCCGTGAAATGTAGGCGGATTCGCTCTCGCCCTCGGAACGCGGAAGGGTCAGCGCGGCCAGGATGCCTTGATTGACCTTCCAGTTTTCCAACTGCGGCTTTGCCAGCACCGAAAGAACCGTAGTCACGGAGGGCAGCCAGCCATTTTTGCGCCCATCCGCCAGCGTGGTCGGGCGGCGAACCATGCCGCCGTTCGTGACTACCTCGTAGCGGGGAAGGCCGTTGCGGTCATACCAATGTTCACTCACGCTGCGTTCTCCTGGGCCTCAATCTCTCGCATGTACGCACCGAGCTTGGCGGCGTACTCGTTTCCTTTCAGGATTGCCGTGGTCATGCGGTGGCAGTCCATGTGACATTCTTTGCAGAGGAACACCACGCCAAGCGGGTTCCAGTAGTCGGCGTGGTGAGCCTCGGGGACGCAAGCTTTGCCGCAAGCCCAGCAACCCTCGGGACGCACCAGCCGACCGTTTGCAATCGCTACCTGCACAGCAATCCTTGCCTTGTGTTCGTGGGTCCGTTCTCGGTAGCGGCGGCGGTCATATTCCCGCGTGTGGTCGCCTCGACCTCGGCTTACGTCTGCACGGGTACATGCCTTGCACTTGCCCAGCAGTCCGTCAGCCATCTGCGGATGCCGGTAGAACTCGGTGCGGGCTTTGTCAGCCCCGCACCGGAAGCAACGCTTGGACTCCGAGCAACCCTTGGAAGGGTCATTCATGGCTCAGAATCCACGATCAAAAGGGATGTCTTCGTCCGGGTCGCCCGTGTGCGATTCATTGGCCCCAGGCTTGGACGGCTTCAACTGACTGTCGATCTTTTCCTGCAACCACTTCGGCAGCTTTTCGTAGGTCTTGCTGTCGCCGTCGAGATAGACCAGCAACGGGTTTTCCGCAGCCGGAGCCGGGACGGACTTGGGAAGCGCGCCGATGCCCGCGATGTTGGAATACGTCTTGCCGCCACTCTCGGACTCGATCACCGACAACATGCAGGGCTTGCCCGCAATCGCGGCCACGTCGAACGCGGCAGCTTCCTCGTCGCTGAACTTCTTGCCGCGCCAGCCTTCCAGATGCTTGCGGAGCGTGGCCTTCTCGTTCATGGACGCGGTGTAGAAGCTGCCGATGGTCAGCGGCCCCTCCACGGTCTTGCCGTCCTTTTCGTATTCGATGCGCTCGGAGGGAATCTCAAAGCGGATATAGACCTTCCGCTTCGGGGACGGGAACGCCTGGGAGCCGGGCTGCAAGCCGCAATCCGCGACCATGTTGCAGACGGCAATGTGGGAGCCAGCGGGAGCGCGCTTGAAGTCGCCGCCGCCGTTTCCGCCTACCGGGAGAGTCAGTGCCATGTGTGCATCCTTCATTCGTTGTGTGGTCTGCCGGGGAACCCGCCCCGGCTCGGCTCCGTGCCTTCAAATAGGGCGCACGGAGTGACCCTTAATGCTCGTAGCCGGGATCCACCGGCTCCGCGTCCTGCATTTGCTGGCGTTCGTATTCGCGGGCCTGCTGGCCCCAGCGCGGCCCCGTGAACAGGGGATAGGCGTTGCGCGCCGCCTTCGCATACCAGCGGGCCGTGCGCTCGCTATTGGGCAGCGGGCGGGTGGAAGTGAGTTCACCGATCATGGGATTCGTTCCGGATTGCGGCGAATCGCCAGGACCATGCCCGCGCCACCGAGGACCACGCCGACTACGAGGCCGCAGATGAAAAGGCTCATGCGGCACGCTCCAGTACCAGCACCAGCCGCTCGGTGCGCGTGATTTCGTAAACCTCCACGCGCCCGTCCTCGGCGTACTGCTTGGCGTAGTGGCAGGCTTCGGCGTAGGCGCGGTCACGGGGTCCACTGGCGCCGGCCATCCAATCCCCGTCCACCAGCACGTCAAACTCGGCGTAGTCCTCGGGCTTGTCGCTCATGAGCCTTCCCCCTGCCGCACCGGCCACGCCCGCCCGGTCTCCACGGTTTCGTCCGCCGGGTACTTGTCTGCCACGCGGTCCCATTCCTCTGCGGACACGACCGGCAGCCCGTCAACCTCGCGGTACGGTTCCGGGCTTGCGTCCAGATCGTCCCCGCCCGGCACGGCATCCGGGGCGGTAATCGCCCGCCACCGTTCCGTGATGCCCGGATATTCGCGCTCCAGATCGGCCTCGACTTCCGCGATCAATCGCTTGCCTGCGTTCATTTCCCCTCCGTTGCGTTCTTTACGATGGCTTCGATAGCGTCCAGATCGGCGCAGGACAGCGCGGCCCACGCGGGGCACTCGGCCAGCCACGCCAGGAGTTCGTCGGGCTGGTCAACCGCGTCCGGCGGCTCGGGATTGCGGGCCAGGCCGATGTTCCAGCGGGCGGTCATGGGGCAATCTCCCGCAGTAGGCGGCGAGCCTTTGCGACGGAAGGCGCGTCCTTGTGCGGGACGAAGCCGCCGCGATCATCGGCCCATTGGCGGCCACAGTGGTCGCAGATCGTCCAGATCGCGCCGCCGCGATGCGTTTCCTCATGGGTACAAGTTTCGGCGTCAACGTGATCCAGCAGATCGGCCAGCGCCGCCGCCAGGGCAAACTCCATCGCGGTATATCGGGGCTTGTTCATTGCGAACCCCCAACCACCGGCCCAACCACCACCACGCAGAACGCGGCGAATATGGCGATGGTCAGCAATACGCCCACACCGTCCACGATTGCGCCCAGCAGGGTTTCGGTGGGGCGGGTCATGGCTGGTCTCCCTGCACGTTGGCGAGGGCGGCGCGCGTTCTGCGCCCTTCGTACCAGTTGCGTCGGTTCTTGATGGCGCTGATCGTCGGCTGCGAGACGCGGAACATGGCCGCAATGGCGCGCTGGCTGTGATTGCTTAGGCGCAGCAACAAGCGAACGGCCGCAACCTGCTGCTCGTTCAACTTGGCCTGATGGTGGGCCGATCCCTTGACCGGATTGCGCGCGCCTGCCCGACCGCCACGGCTTCGGCCCTTGCGGACGCGATCAGCGGTATTGGCTTCGTTCGTCGCCAGGAAAAGATGCTCGGGATTGACGCAGCTCGGCGTGTCGCACTTGTGGCAAACGCACATGCCTGCCGGGATGGGGCCGTTGTGAATCTCAAAGGAAAGGCGGTGCGCCAGCTTGGCGCGGCCCTCCCCAGCGCGCATTCGGCCATAGCCCCGCCGCGTACCCGTGTCGCCGGTCCACAGCCAGCAGCCAGCCTCCGGCACAGGGGCGTAGTTCTCGGAGAACCGCGCAAGCAGGCTCACAGCGACCACCACGCATAGCAGGCCACCACCCACAGCACCGCGCACAGGGCGCGCATGAAGGGCTGGGGGCGGGTGGCGCGGAACTCGGCGGCGAGGCTCGGGTACATGAAGGTCATGGCTCAAGCCGCCTTGCGGTTGAGCCGCGCGCACTCCGCCTCGGCCTCCGCCTCGGTCGCGTGCCACGAAACGATGGTGTCGGCGTCAGCGCCGATCAGGTCAACGCGCCACTCGGCCGGGTCCGCGTCACCATTAGCGGACGGCCACACTTCGTAGGTTCCGATCTTGCCCATCTGATCCTCCCATCGCCCTTGGCGTTGCCGGTGTGTCCGGCTGATTCGCTAGCACGGAATGTGCTGCATGGAGGCAATGGTGGACCCAGCCGTGGCGGCTGTCAAGCACTATTTGTGCTTTTGGCTAAACTATTTCTTATTCAGCTTTGTGTCGCGGATGTGCCGGATGTAAAGCATGGCCGCCGCCCGGTCCTCCGGGGTGAGCTGGTCCAGGATCGCCGCCGCTTCGACGGACTCCGGATACTCCGTGAGAACAAGATCGTCGGACATGGCGGCCAGCGACATTATGGTGATTCCGGCCATTTCGCACATGATCCGCAGCTCCTCCCGAGTCATCCCGCGCTCCCCACGGAGCTTCATACCAGCGGCAGAAGGCGACGTTAGGCCGAGGGCGTCGGCCAGTACACCTTGCTTGACTCCCCGCTGTTCGAGGAGTGCCTTTAGTATCAGGAGGTGCTGTCTCATGGACTGTGATACGTCCAGCAGTTACGGAGTGTCAAAATTATACGACACGCGATGTGTCGGCCCCATCTGAGGGCAAAGCACAAAAAGTGCTTGACGGCAGGGGCGGACTAGCACAGACTGTGCTGCATGAACCTGCCCGATTACCTCAAAGCGATAGGCGACGAAGCCGCCGCCCGTAAGTTTTCCGTGTCCGAGCGGTGCATTGCGAGCTGGCGGCTGCGCCAACGGCTCCCGCGCCCCGCAAAGGCGCAGCGGATCGTGGAGGCCACGGATGGCCTGGTGACGCTGGCCGAGATTTACGGCCCGCATCCCGAAGCGGCAAACGACAACAAGCACTGATTTCCCCTAACCCTCGGCGCGGTATGGCCGGGGGTTTTTCATAACCCAAGCCGCCGGTTGACGGAGGTTGACGTGAATAGACAAGCGTACTTTCCGCAGCGAATTGAGGCCGTTCGTGGCCCCCAACTCGCCAGCGATGACACGCTCGCGCTGTGCAAGTCCGAGCGCGATGCGCTGCTGGTCAGCGTGACGCTCTCGGGCCTGACCTACGAGGAAATCGCGGCCCGCATCGGCGTCAGCAAGCAGGCCGTCAACAAGTGGACGCGCAAGGGCATCCCGGCCAGCCGCGTCACGGCTTTCTGCAATGCGACCTCTACGCGCCTGGTCGAGCAGTTCATCCAGTGGGAACTCGCCAAGCGCCAGATGCGTCACCAAATGCGCGAGGCCGACCGGATCGCCGCGATTGTCGAGCAGGCGAGGGCGGCATGAGCCCCCTCAATGCCTCATCGGCATCGCTAGCAGGATTGCGGGAGCTTCCCGGACTTCAAGCACGACTCCTTCTGCTGACCGGCTCTGGCCCGACAGCACGGCTCTGGGCACTGGCCGAGATACCAGCAGGTTCATCCCCGCAAAGCTCGCCTGCTGGGTCGCAGATGGGTCCAGCCGAATTATCCGAGCTGGCCTACGAGTTTGCCCGTCTGGCTCGGGAAGCCATTCGGGAACAAGCCAAAACGTCCCCTCGGACTCCAAGCAATCGCAAGACACCACGGAAACGCCGCCCGGATCCTCGATGAAAACGGTGGCCGATAGCAGCTCGTACTTGTCCATCGCGCTTCCCCTAGCGGACGAGCGCAAAGCGTAGCACCCCGGGCCAAGGACGGCCCACTCAGGGACACACGGAGCCACACCACCCGCACACGCGGATCGCTTACGCACGACTCGGGCGAAGTCATGAACGAACACCAAATACCGCTGCTCCCCTTCGACCCCTGCCCGGACTTGGCCGAGTACATCCGCGCCAACCTCCCGCGCCCCAGCCTGTCCGAGCGGCTGGCCGAGTGCGTCAAAGCCTGCAATCCGCCGGAAGGCGTGGCGGAAGCCCTGCGGGTCCAGTACCTCGCCAACGGACGGAGGCTGTAATGCGCGAGACGTGGACCGACCACAACGGCAAGTCCTGGCCCGTGCCTACCACTCGCGGGCCGCTCCGGTTCTGCAATCCGAGCCACGCCGCGCTGCGGGCCTTTGTGCATCACCGCGACGGGTACAAGTGCCGCCGCTGCCCTGCAAAGGCCGTCATTGCGAACCCCGAGTTTTACCTCGGTCTAGCCCGGCTCACCACCGACACCCTGACGGGTGGCGGCTGGCCTGACGCGCTGATCGTTGACCACGTTCTGACCCGCAAAGCGGGCGGACGCAATCACCCGGACAACCTGCAAACCCTTTGCGAGACGTGCAACCGGCGCAAGCAGAAAGAGGACAAGGAGGCTGCGCGTGGCACGCATTCGCACGATTAAACCGGACTTTTTCACCAGCGAGGACATTACCGCGCTGTCCCCGATGGCCCGCCTGCTTTACATCGCGCTTTGGTGCGAGGCGGACAAGGAGGGCCGGATGGTCTGGAAGCCCAAGACTTTCAAGCTGCGCTACCTGCCGGCCGACAACTGCGACGCCGAGGCCCTGTGCGCCGAGATTGTCAGCCAGGGCCTAGTGGTCCTGTACGGCGACGGGCTGGCCTATATCCCGGCCTTTGCCGCCCACCAGCACATCAATCCTCGGGAAACCCCATCGTCACTCCCAACCCCTGACGCGTCCCCCACGCGTCGGCACGCGTCGGCACGCGTCCCTGACGCGCAGGGAGGAAGGGAAGGGAAGGGAAAGGAAGGGAAGGGAAAGGAATACGAAGGACAGGCGGGGGAGGCGGTGCCGTATCAGGCCATCGTGGACGCCTACCACGCCGCCCTGCCTGCCTGCCAACGCTGGGTCACCCTGACCGACGAACGCAAGCGCCTGCTGGGGAAGGCTGCGGTCAACGCGCGCCGCATCTGCCAGTCGCAGGGGTGGACCTACGGCCCGGACTTCTGGACGGACTTTTTCGCGGAGTGCGCGAAAGACCCGTGGATGCGCGGCGACTTGCCGAACCCCAAGAACCCGAACTGGAAACAGTCCCTCGACGTGCTGCTGCGGGATAAGCAATTCGCCCAGGTCATGGACCGGGCGCTGGGAGAGGGCGCATGAGCCGCGAACTGGAAGCCGAGGGCGCGGTGCTGGGCGCGCTGATGCTGTCGGGCGAGGCGTACTGGAAGGTCGCGGACCTGATCCGGGCCGAGGACTTTGCGGACGGTGACAACGCGGCCCTGTTCGCCCTGATTCGGGATTTGGTCAAGGAGGGCAAGCCTGCCGACTCGGTGACCATTGGCGAGCGGGACGAAAGCCTGTACGGGCTGGCGCGCGATTACGAGTCGCAGGTTCCGTCCGTCGCCGCCGTGATGGCCTATGCGGGCATCGTGCGCGACCGTGCGGAGAAACGCCGCCTTCGCCGTGCTGGGCAGGCCATCGCGGGTTGCGAGTCCTACGAGGCCGCACAGGCGCTTCTGGCGGCCGTGCGCCCTTCGCAGTCCCAGCGGGTCAAGTCTGCCATGGATGGCATCGCGGAAATGGTGGACGCCCTCCAGCGCCGCTATGACGCAACGGGCGCGGTTTCCGGGGTGCCTACCGGGATCGAAAGCCTGGACCTGCTGACTTCTGGCTGGCAGGCGGGCGACCTCATCATTTGCGCCGCGCGCCCGTCCATGGGCAAGACGATCTTTGCGCTGCAAGCCGCGCTGGCTGCTGGCCGCTCGCTGATTTTCTCGCTGGAGATGACGGCGGGCAAGCTGATCGAACGCGCGGTGTCGCATGTGGGCCACATCCCGCATCGTTGGATCCGGTTCCCCACTGCGCCGGAAACCCCGACCTACGCAGGCGAGCGCATCTGTGACGTGGCGGGCGAGGTTGGGAAGCTGCCTCTGCTGATTGATGACTCCTCGGGCCTGACCGTGGACGCCATCTGCTCGCGCGCCCGGCAGGCGCACATGGCCGAGCCGTTACGGTTGATCGTCGTGGACCACCTGGGGCTGATTTCACGCCCCGGCAAGCACGACCCGTCCGAGCTGGGCCAAATCACGACGCAGCTAAAGGGCCTCGCCAAGACGCTTGGCGTGCCGGTCCTGCTGCTGTGCCAGTTGAACCGAGGGCTGGAGTCCCGCAACGACAAGCGCCCGCTGCTCTCCGACCTCCGCGACTCCGGGCGGATTGAAGAGGACGCGGACACGGTTATCGCCCTGTACCGGGACTGGTACTACAACCCGCCGAAGCGTGACGCGCGGGGCGAGTTGCCGCCGCACTACCTCGAAATCCTGATTCGCAAGGCGCGTGACGGCGAACTCGGCACGGCCTGGGCCATCGCCAACCTTTCCCACATGAGGCTTGAATCCTGTGAGCAACCCGAATCCGCTGGACAGGCTCAGGGCGATGACCAGCGCGGAGGCTTCCAAGCGCGAAGCCGAGCGGGCAGCCAACCGCGCGCGGTGGCCTGACGTGGCCGCCTTCATGGACAAGCTCACGGATGCGCGGCTGGTGTGCATCCACGACGAGGCCGGAAACCTGCTGCTCGGCAAAGCGCCGCCGCAGGAAACCTATTACAGCGCGGAGTTCCTAGTGGCCTGCGCGAATCACGGGAGGCGCAAGTGACCATCGCAAGGATTCAACCCTACGAAACCCACCTAACCGCCGCAGCCAACGAGGTCATTCGCCTGCGCACCCTAGAGCGCCGCATCCCGTGGCTGTTCCTGGCGGTCCCTGCGGCGTTCCTGCTGGGGCTGTGCATTGGCGGTGCGATGTGAGCAAGTCCCTGACCCTGCCGCCCGATGGCCGCGAGGCCGAAATTGCCCGCCTGCAAGCCTTCCTGCTGGCCGCCTATCCCGGCAAGGAGGTCGAGGTTAGCTGGGAGCCGGTGAAGTCCGAGCGGTCCAGCCGCCAGAACAAGGCGCTTTTCGGCCACGCCTACCGCGTCATTGCCAAGGAAACCGGCCTGTCCGGCAAGTCCGACCTTGACCGCCTGCACCGCGATTTCTGCCGCGCCTACTTTGGCGAGCGGGCGGTTAGCGTGCTGGGCCGCGTCGAGGTGGTGCCGCTGCGCACGACCACGACCGACGAGAACGGCAACCGGGACGTCATCAACGCGGGCGAGTTCTCCGCGTTCTATGCAGACGTGGAGCGCAAGGCGGCGGAGTTCGGCATCTGGATACCTGCCCCGGATCCGCGCTGGTTTCTGGACGCCGACCGATGAAGCGCACACGCCAGCAGAAGCGCCAAGGCGCGACCGTTGACCTTCGGCGGGAGGCGATAGACCGCACCTGCCAAATCCGCCTGGAGGGCTGCACAGGCGGTCCCTGCTGCCTTGCCCATTGGCGGCAAGTCGGGATCAGCGGCGGCGGGATGAAAGCGCCCGACCTGATCGGCGCGTGGGCCTGCGACTCCTGCCACAAGAAAGTTGACACCGCCGAACGCGGGGACGCCGAGACGCAGCTCGACTTCGCCCGCGCGGTATTCCGCACACAAAACGAACTGATCCGAGAGGGGGTTATCCAGTGGTGACCAAGACTTGCAAAACCTGCATCACCTGTTCCAAGTCGCAGCCCGAGAGCCAATTCCGCCTGCGCACCAAGCGCGGCAGCACCTACCGCATGGGTGTGTGCCTGACGTGCGAGCGCATCGCCCGGAGGGCGTGGTACTGGCGCGACAAGGGCAAGGTGGAGGTGGAGGAAGCGCCCGTGATCGTGCTGCCCGGCTTCCTCCCGATGGGCCCTGCCGCCAATGCGCCGCTGGTGGCGACGCTGGGGCAGTTTGCGGGGAGGGTGGCGGCGTAATGGGCTTCCATCCGATGTTAGGCGGCCTCGGCGCGATCATGGATCACCACGCGCGGCAAGAGGCGATGTTGGCGCAGTACGAGGCGCAGGCCGGCAAGCGCAGCGTGCGGTATCGGGCCGAGCACACGCCCACCGTGCAGCGCACGGACTGGAAGGCCGACACCGAGGCCGTTCTGCGATCCGCGAGGGTGGGCGCGTTCCTGTTGGCCGCCTTCCTGCTGGCCGCCGGCTGGGTGCTGCACGGGTGGCTCGCATGAAACGCCAACGCCAGCCCAAGACCAAGAATCCGCCGCGTCCCCCGTCCAAGCCCCCGCGCTGGACAGAGGGCCGTGTCACGCCGCAACCGATCACGAACGCGCTGGAGCTGCCGATGGGCGAGTTCCGGGCATGGGGAGGGAAGTGATGGCTAAGTTCTATGTGGGGCAGAGGGTGAAACTGGCGCGCCCAAGGGTTCCTGAGAACGCCAATGCCGAGGGCGTCATAACCCACATTGGCGTGTGGGCCCGTGGCGACACCTTGCCGTGTGGCGGTCACGCCGGCAGTCGGTTTGACTGCGTAGTGATGTTTGACCGCCCTGTGACCGATGCAAACTTTTTCCGGACGGACCCGCACGCTCCCTGCCTTATGTCGCAGCTTGAGCCCATCCAGCCCGAAGGCTGGCAGCCCGTCGAGTGGTCGAATTGCCTATGGCAGCCGGAAGGGGTCGCCGCATGAACGCCCCCAAGACCGGCGCGTTCTCGCGCAACAAAGGTGCCCGTGGCGAAAGGGAATTTTGCCGCCTTGCCTCGGAGGCGCTGGGCGACAAGTTCAGCCGGAATCTCAAGCAGTACCAGCAGAGCCAGGAGGGCGACATTGCCCAGCCCCTCGGGCCATATCTGGTCGAGGTCAAGAACTGCGCCGTCCTCAAGGAAAAGGAGTGGTGGCAGCAGGCTTGCACGGCTGCGCAGAAGCTCGGCCTGTTGCCCGCGCTGGCGATCAAGCTAAATCGCAAGGGGTGGCGCGTCCTTGTTCCGATTAAGTCCGCATGGGACACGGGGCAGCAGTGGTCCCGCGATGTGCGGTACACACAGGCGCTCTACTTGGACGGCTTCTGGCTAATCATCCGCGAGGGCGCGCAATGAGCCAGGTCTGCTCAAAGTGCGGGGTGGAGCGCCCACTGGATCGGTTCTACCAGAGGCGTCCCGGCGTGTACCGCAAAGACTGCAAGGTTTGCCACTACGCGAACGGCCGTAGGTGGTCGGCCGCGAACCCTGAAAAGGACCGCGAGATACGCCTGCGGTCGGTCAAAACCTATCAGGCGCGGCACCGGGAAAGGGTGCTGGCGAATCGTAAGCGCGATAACTATGGCCGCCGCACCGAGAAAGACCGATTGACGCATCGGATCAGTACGGCCGTCCGAGAGTGCCTAAAGGGAAAGAAAAAGGGCCGGAAGTGGTGCGAGTTGTTGGGGTACACGCAAGACGAACTCCACGCTCACATTGAGCGTCAATTCACCAAGGGGATGAGCTGGGAAAACATTGGGGAGTGGCACATAGACCACATCGTGCCCCTTTCCAGCTTCACCATCACCGGCCCAGACGATCCTGAGTTGCGCCGCGCCTGGGCGCTGACCAACCTTCGCCCGCTGTGGGCCAGCCAGAATATCCGGAAGTTCACGAAGCGAACCCACCTGCTCTAAGGGGACAGCATGAAAACGAACGAACTTATGACTGAACTGTGCCGCGCCATGCGCGATGAGTACGGCGCGGGGGATGGGTTTGAGGTCGAACTGGGCGAACTGATAGGCAAGTACCGCCGCAAGCACGACCGCGCGATGATTGACGCGGAGACGGCCCGCCTGCTGCCCCTCGGCGCGGAGATTGCCGCCGAGCGCAAACACTGCCACCGCTCCACCGTTTACCGCCGCGCGTCGCGCGCAAAATCAGTCGCGCGACTTCTGCCGCTTGCTACAACGCCCGCATAGTCTGTCCATCCAGTAGTCCGCCATCGCGGGCTCTGGAGACAGGCAATGTCCGATTTCATCAAGCCCGAGGTAGGCCGCGATTACCTCCTCGACGGCGAGCGCGTTACGGTGGTGGAGGCGCTGAAAAGGCGGTATTGGCGGATTCTTGTCACGGACAGCGAGCCGACCTTTGGTGACGGCCAGAGTCGCACCATCCCCGAAGCCGACTGGCGGGCCAAGGCGGCGAACCTGTGAACGCCGCCCGCTGGAAATACATCAAGGCCCTGCAACCGCCCCCGCCGCGCTTGGTGTGGGATAGCGCCAAGCTCGGCACGTTCTGCGAAAACCGCAGCGCCCGCAAGCAGGCCAACCGCGAGAACCGGGGGCGGGGCCTGTGAACGCCCCTCCCGCATTCGACCGCCGCGCACGTCCGCGTGTGGAGTGGATCAAGGACGATTCCGGCCAGTACGCCGTCCACGCTGAGGGCGGCGGATTCCAGGCGGACATTGCAGGCACTAACTTCGCCTATGTGGCGAACGTCACGAAACTGATTCTGGACGCCCCGCCACCGGGTGCGTTTGAGCCGATGCCCACCCCCGAGCAAATCCGCGAGGCGCTGGATGAGCAGTACGGAGCGCCGGAGCTGCCGCCGCACGTCGAGGCGCAGGCCACCGCCGACCCGGAGGACACCACGGAAGGGCTGAACTGCGAGACGCGGGCGGTGGTGCCGTGACCGCCTACTGGCTGTTCGCCATCTTTTGGGCGCTCTTAGCGGTTGGCTATCAGTTGAGCCGCATCGCGTCTGCGCTGGAGCAGCGCGAATGACCGCCCTCGTAATCCTCGCCTACCTGTTCGCCTTCGCGCTGCTGGCCTGCATCGGCCTGATCGCGGCCTACGGGCTGATCGTGACGTGGGCTGCGGTGCTGGGGCTGTGGGATGGGCGGCGGGCGAGGCGCGGACGATCAATCTAACACCAACGAAGGAGAGGGAAATGGAAAAGGTTTCTTACGGATACGGCCCGGTGAATCCGCCCGGCTATCTTGGTTCTGCGGCGGCTTGTGAATCGCGCCAGCCTGACGTGCCGGCGGCCATTGAATCGCTGAGTTGCGCAATCAACGACCAAGGCGACCTGATCGCCCGGCTGGAGTTAAAGCTGGGCCGTGTGCTGCGCCCGTCCGGTCCCGAGGCCGTCAACAAGTGCGGCGGCCCTCTGCGCTCTTGTGAGTTGAGCACGCAGATTGGCGCTGCAAGCGAAATGATCGGGGCCAGTAATTTCCGCCTGCGCGATCTGCTGGACCGGCTGGAACTGTAACCCGCGCCAATCACCAGGGAAGGGCGAATGAAACTGCTGAACATTGACATTGAGACCCGGCCCATTGAGGCCCGGACCTGGGGGCTGTGGGGCCAGAACATCGGCATTAATCAGATCACCGACCCCGGCGGCCTGTTGTGCTTCGCGGCCAAGTTCCACGATGAGCGACGCGTCCATTTCTACTCCGCATGGGAGGACGGCGAGCGGGGCATGGCGCGGGAGCTTTACCGCCTGCTCGACCAAGCGGACGCCGTGTGCGGCTGGAACTCGGACAAGTTCGACGTGCGCTGGATCCAAGCCCAATTCCTGAAAAACGGGATGGGCAAGCCTTCGTCCTTCGTGAAGGTGGACCTGATGAAGTCGGTGAAGCGTCAGGTCTATCTCCCCAGCTACAAGCTGGACTTTGTGGCGGGCTGGCTGGGCGTGGGGCACAAGGTCCGCACAGGCGGCTTCGACCTGTGGAGCGACGTGCTGGCCGGATGCCCGAAGGCCCGCGCCAAGATGCAGCGGTACAACGTGGGGGACGTGAAGCTCACAGAGGCCGTATTCGACAAGCTCAACGCAAAGGGTTGGGTGCTGGGCCTGCCAAACGCTGCCATTGAGGGCGGCCTGTGTTGCTCCAATCCCATGTGCCAGAGCGAGAACCTGATTCGCCGGGGCTACTCGGTGACTAAGACCCGCAAGTACGCCCGCTATCAGTGTAAGGACTGCGGAACGTGGGTCCAGTCGGTCCATTCCGAGCCGGGCAGCGCGAAGGTGCGGCAGGTGGCGGCATGAGCAAGCACATGTTCTGGCTGTGTGTGGCCGTAGTGGCAGCCCCGTTTGTGGCTGTGGCTATCGGCACGCTGTGGCTGCTGATTGAGATGCTGGGTTGGTGGACCGTGCCGGTGGGCGTGTGGATCGTCGCCGCTGTCGCAATCGCCCCGCCAGAACCGCGCCCGTGCGGAAAGAGGATGCCATGACCGCCACCGCGCAGGAAGCGCCCGAGGTTGGCTGCTATGACCTCCGGGGGCCGGACTTTGAGACGGCCCTGATCGGGGCGGTGACCGCCTCCGTGATTGACGCCGACCGGCTGGTGCGCCTGGAGTGGCGCAATGGCTTCCCGAATTGGGGCATGTACCGGGTCGCGCTGGCAAAGGACGAACTGCTGGACCGGGATGTGCGGGATTGGGTCATTGCCTTTGGCCTGCGAGTGGGCGAGGCCGTGGTGCGCCCGAGGGCATACACCGAGGAACTGGCTTGCGCCGCCGCGCTCGACGCATGGGAAATGCTGAGGGTGAACCGGGAAGTGCTGCCATATTCCGTGGTGGCCGGGCGGCTGGGTGTGGACCCCAAGACGTACAAGCGCCTGCGCGACCTGTTGCACCGGATGATGCGGGCCAGTCTGGACGAATATTGGATCCGGCTGGGCGCGGCCTATCGGCATGTATTCCTTGCCAGCGGACGATGCTGAACGCCAAGTCTAGATTGGCGATTCCCGTGATTCACTTGTCCCCGGTCCTTGGACAGAGGACACGATTTACCCCGTACAGCTTCCCGGCCTGCTCCAAGTTGCGGCCAAGCCATAAACGGCGGGGCCGCCCGGCGCTGTTATCGGCTGTCCGGGCACTTTCAACCCGCCGTGAGGCGCTACCTCCCTTCGACGGACGCCCCTCGGGGCATGGCCTCCCGGCGTGGCGACCGGGAACGTATGGCAACGCCCGCCTTGGCTCGATGAGGCCAACCCGGAAGTAGGTCACCGGGACTGAGTTTGCTGGTGCTGGCCTTGCGGGCTTGCCAGCTTGGGCCGGGCGACAACCCGGACACGGCGGCCAGCCGCAAGCATCAGCCGCGCCGGAGTCGTAACCGGCACAGCCTCCAGCCTGTATTCGGGGAATACAGCCTATCCGTTGTTTTCGGAGCATCCCGTGGCGCACCTGAAACTTGCGAGCGCCGCGTTTGAGCCAGATGCCGGGCTGGTCGAGGCTGCCGAGCGCATCCTAGCCGGGGTCAAGTCGGGGCAGGTTGTCGGCCTGTTTGCCGTGCTGGAAGTCGGGCAGATAGCCCGCGAGATTGAGGCGGCTGGCGAGCTGGACCCTGACGGCATTGCGGGGTTCTCGGCCCGCGTGCTGGCAAGCATGGCTAACGGCCATGAAGGCTAAGTCCTGCCCCTTCGTCTATGTCCTGTGGCATGACGCGGAACACCCCTCGACGGGGGAATGGATCATGCGGGCCGACCTCGACAAGTCGCCCAGCCTGACGGTGGAAACGGGCGGTTTTCTGGTCAACCGGACCCGCAAGCTATTACAGGTCGCAGTCAGTGTTGCCTCTCGGGGGGCCGAGGACGAGCAATACACCGGGGTCATGAATATCCCGATGGGCTGCGTGGAAAAGATCATTGAGTTTCCGGCTTCCGGTGGCTCCAAGGTCACCTACCAGAAGCGGGCGAAGTGATGGATTTGGGCACTCTAATCGGCATCGGGACTGGCCTCATCATCCCCGGTATCGGCTTCATCGTGTGGCTGGTCCGCTTGGAAGGGCGCATCAACACCGAGCGCGAATTGCGGGAAAACCAGCACACGAACACAGTGGACCGCATCAATAGCTTCGAGCAGCGGATTTACGACACGCTCAAAGAGATTCAATCCACCCTGCGGGATAAGGTGGACCGGCATTGAGCCAGCAGCCGCAGCGCCAGCCTAACGGGCGCGCGGTAGGGGTAGGCTCCGGCCTGGTCCTCGCCTCCGCCGTGGCCCTCGGGCTGCTGGCGAAGTGGGAGCCGGCCCCCAACGATCCGGGGCTGGTGTACGCGGACAAGCTGGCTAACGGCCTGCCCACGGTCTGCAACGGAATTACCCGGCACGTCACCTCGACCCCGATTGTGGTCGGTGACCGCTGGCCTGCCGCCAAGTGCGCGGCAGAGGAACGCAAGGCGGTTCTGGCGGTGCAGGGGCAGATCCTACGCTGCTTTACTCGCACGCCGCCGCAGAGCGTGTTTGACGCGGCCACAAGCCATGCCTGGAACCTCGGGGCCTCGCGCACCTGCGGCAGTCAGGCAATGGCGGCGTGGAACGCAGGCGATTGGGCGCTGGGCTGCCGGCGCATCGCCTTTTCGGACTCAGGCAAGCGGGTATGGAGCAGCGCCGGGGGCAAGATCGTCCGGGGCCTCTACCTGCGCCGCGAGGATGAGGTGCGGGTTTGCATGAGGGACGTGGCGTGATGTTCAACACCGATGGATTTACCGGCTGCCTGATCGTGGCTGGTCTCGGTTGCGCCGCGATTGGTGCGCTTGCCGCATGGCTGCTGCCGAAGTTGTGGCACTGGCTGATGCCGCTTATCCACGCTGCGACCGCATGACCGCCGCCTTCCTGCTCCGCCACTGGCGCATCCTCGCCCTGCTGGCCTGTGTGCTGGGCCTGTTCTGGTTCGGCTACCACACGAAGGCCAAGATTGACGCGCGGGAGGCCGCCGTGGCCGAGCTTGAGCGCATGGTGGCCGAGAAAGACGAAGTGATCGCCGGCCTGATGGAATCCAGGCGCTTGCAGGAAGCCGCCAACGCCGCCTCAAAGGCCGCAGGGGACCGTAACGATGCCGTACTGCCCAAGACCCGCCGCGAGACGGCTGGCCGCGTTGAGCGCGCTCCTGTTGCTGACGCTGCTACCGAGCTGCGCGACGATCAGGAAGCCATTGCCGCCTACGAATCCGCCGCAGGTAGATTGCAAGGAACGCGCCCCCGCTGAGGACGCCATCCCAGCCCCTAGCGGCTCCACGGATTACCGCGACTGGCGGGCGTGGGGGTTGCAGGGGTGGGGCGTGGCGACGGCGGAGGTGGAGAAGCGAATCTCCACGGCGGAGTGCCTAGACCGGCTCAGGGCTGGCGGGGTGATTCGCTAGAATTTCGGTTGAAGGCGCTCGACAGCGCGCTCGCCAGCGCCGCGACTAACCCAAATGCCGCGCTCGGGCGTGATGCCTTCCATGGCATTGCCCCAGCACGGGCTCCAGTATTTCTTGACCTCATTCGCGCCGGGGTCGGCATACCCCAGCTCAAGGCAAAGCCTGCGCGCGTCTGCTGCCGAATAAGCAGCGACGTACAGGTGGGTTCCCTTCCAATCGCTTTGCGGCAACACGCCGTAAACGCGACCGTTCCACAGTTTCAATTGCTTCACGGCTTCGACCTCGTAAGTAGGCGATTCACAACCGCCGCGATGGACTCGCCCTTGGCGACCCATGCGGCGAGTTTGGCGGCTGCGGCGGGGGTGAGCATGACGGCAATTTGCTTGCCGCCAGCCTCGGCCCGAGCTTGACGGCTGCGGGCTTGTCGCTCGGGGTCCGGGGTTGCCACGAAGTCTCCAAGACAGTTGGGGCAGCCACGGCCCCCCAGCCCCTCGGGGAAGCGGTGGCCGCATCGGCAGATCATTTCACGGCCCTAGCGGCAGAGGCAACGTGGAGGCGGTTAGGGCTGGCCTTGGTCTGCTCCACGCCGTTCACCACTTCGATGCCGACCTTGGAGCCGCCGCTGGTGATGATCGTCTTGGCGGTGCGCTTGGCAACCGTGATGAAGCTGTCGCCGTAGGTGTAGGACTTACCGACTTCAAACTTGTTCATGGCTGCGCCCCTTCGATTTGATAGGGTTAGATTGCCGCCGTGACTAGTCACAGTCAAGCAGTTTCGCCAACTATCCGACGAACGGTAGTTATCCACAGGACCGCGACCCATGCGCTACCCCCTCCTGCTTGCCCTAGTGGCGCTGTCGGGGTGTGCGGATGCGCGGCCGGTGTACGAGGAACTGCACGCCGCCACGATGCGCCTAGAGGTGCCGGGTGGTGTCTGCTCAGGTACGGCGGTATCGCGCAACTGGATCCTGACCGCCGGACATTGCCTAGCGGACGGGGCCAAGGCGCTGCGAGCCAATGGGGAGCATTGCGAGGTCCACGCGATAGAGCGGGACCAGCAGGACCACATCCTGGTCCGGGTCGGCGGGTGCCACTTCAAGGTGACCGCCAAGCTGGGCAAGGCCCCGAAGGTGGGGCAGGCCATTTGGTTCTACGGCAACCCCGGCGACTTTAGCGACCAGCTCCGGTTTGGCCGGGTGGCGGGCTACCGGGACAACGCGATGCCCGGCATGGGCCGCGCACAGATGCTCGACGTGACCGGAACCTTCGGGGACTCCGGTTCCGGCGTGTTCAACGAGGCCGGCGTGCTGGTCGGCGTGGTCAGCATCGGCAACCGCTCGGTGGGCTTCATGGGCATGTTCCCAATTCAGTTCACCCGCGCGCAACTGGACAGGGCGGGGCTGTGAACGACCTCACGGACGCCCAGGCCGAGGAACTGGCCGGGATCCTCCAAGACTTCGTGCAGGACCGGGCATTGGACGGCTTGCATTGCGTGGTGGTGGTAGTTGGCCGAGGCATCAGCAAAACCGCCTACGCCAAGGACACCGCGCCTGTGGTGCCAACCCTCCTAGCGGCGGCCTATCGGGCGTCGCGGGACTACAACGTGGCGAGGCAGAACTGATGAGGCTCCCCGAAGGTCATCCCGCATGGTGGGCCAAGCGCGTACTGGATCGCCTGCAAGGCGGCGAGACGTGGGAAGCGGCCATCGCAGGCAGCCCCTTCGATGAAAGGCACAAGGGACAGTTCCTTGTGTTCTTGGAGTGCATGAGAAACAGGCAGGCCATTCAGTGAGAGTTGACCGAATCTACATGGTGACCGGATCCCGCAAGGAGCGCCGGGCACAGATTGCCTGCATGGGCCGCAAGGAACGGGAGCGCCGTATGCGCGCCTTCCTTGTGAAGGCTGTGCGGGACCAAGTGAACAAGGAAACGCTGTGAACACCAGCCGCGCCTATCGTGACGCCGATAGTACGGTCACGCTGTGGGTCCGCGACGAGTCGGGCAAGCTGGATTGGGCGGACGCGGACGTGATCCGCATGTATTTCTACGCCTACGGCTCGGCCACCAAGGTCGAGGAGTCGGGCGTGACCCCGGTGTTTGCCGATGCGGTGACCGGCCGGCTGACCTTCACGATTACCTCGGACTACGCCGACACCAACCTGCCGCGCGGCTCCTACCGCTATTCCGTGGTGCGCAATGACGCCCAGGTGGCGGACGGATTGCTGGAAGTGGTGTGATGGATAAAGAAACGGACCAGAAACCCCGAGTGGGTGACGGGACGCCCGGCCCTGGCAGGCCCAAGGGGAGCCAAAACAGGGCGACCAAGGCCGTCAAAGAAACGATCATGGCGGCCGCCGAGGAGTTGGGCGGGGCGGATCGCCTGGTGGCGTGGGCCAAGGAGGATCCGGCCAACGAGCGGGCCTTCTGGTCGAGTATCTACCCCAAGCTGCTGCCCAAGGAGCTTTCCGGCGTTGACGGTGAGCGACTGTTCCCGCAGACCGTGGAACTGGTCGCCGTCGAGCCGAAGTGACCACCCTCAGGCTGGAGATACCGGCCAAGGCGCTGCCTGTGGTCAATACGACCGCGCGCCACATCATCCTGCGGGGTGGGCGCGGGTCGGCCAAGTCGTGGTCCGTAGCGCGCATCCTGGCGGCCAAGGCGTATGCCAAGCCGCAACGCTGGCTGTTGTGCCGCGAGATTCAGAAGTCCATCAAGGAATCGTCCCACCGGCTCATGGCCGACACGATCCAGGCGATGGGGCTGGGCGGGTTCTACGACATTCAGCAGACGGTGATTAAGGGGGCCAACGGCTCCGAGTTCGCATTTGCTGGCTTGCAGGACCACACGGCGGACAGCATCAAGTCTTACGAGAACTTCGACGGGGCTTGGATTGAGGAGGCCCACACGGTTCGGGAGCGGTCGGCCCAAGTACTGATCCCGACCATCCGAAAGCCGGGCAGCCAGCTCATCTGGACCTATAACCCCGAGAACGAGGACGACTTCGTTCACTTGAAGGCGCAGCACCCGGACGCGCATACGCTGGTGATTGATATGAACCACCGGGACAACCCGTGGTTCCCGGCGGAACTGGAAATGGAGCGGCTGGCCCTCAAGGCGCTCAACCCCGACCTGTACGCCCATGTGTGGGAAGGGCAATGCCGGTCGGTCGCCGGCTTCATGTTCAAGCGCGACTGGTTCAAGTTCTATGACGTTCTGCCCTCGCGGCTGAACCGCTACATCGCCAGCGACTACGCGGGGGCACCTGACCCGGACAACCCGCAGAACGAGCCGGACAGCACCGAGCATGGCGTGTGGGGCCTGAGCGAATCGGGCGACCTGTATGCGCTGGACTGGTGGGAAGGCAAGGCCGACCCGGCGGAATGGATTGACGCCTGGATTGAGTTGGTGGCGCGGCATAAACCGCTGGCCGCCTTCGAGGAAAAGGGCGTGATCCTGCGGGCGCTGGACTCTGCGATCACCAAGCGGATGCGGGAAACCGGCACGTTCACTCGCCGCGTGGCGCTTCCGAGCGCCAGTAGCAAGGCCGATAGGGCGCTGGGCTTTGCGGCCCGAGCCAGTGCGGGGTGTGTGTACCTGCCCAAAGACAAGCCGTGGGCCATTCGCCTGCTGAACCAGCTTTGCGCCTTCAACGGCCAAGACGGGCGCGCGGATGACGGCGTGGACGTATGCAGCTTGGTAGGCCGAGGGCTGGACGAGATGGCGAACGGCGCGCGAGCGCCGGGCCAAGTGCTCCCGCCCCGGCGACGTGACTACGGCCATAACACGGCCCCGACTGACAACTGGAAAACCGCATGACCGAGCAGGCCAAGGACGGCCACGACCATCAGCGTTGCCTGGATCAGTTCGAGGAGGCTTTCGAGCAGACCACGCAGGAGCGCAAGGATGGCGAGGTTGCGCGCGACTACTACGACGGCAAGCAGCTAACCGCCGAGGAATTGGCGGCCCTTGCCGATCGCAAGCAGCCGCCGGTTATCAGCAACCGGATCAAGCCCAAGATTGACGCCCTGCTGGGCTTCGAGAAGCGCCAGCGGACGGACCCCAAGGCGTATCCCCGGACGCCCAAGCACGAGCAGGAGGCCGATAGCGTCACCGACGCCATCCGCTTCGTGTGCGACCAGAACCGCTTCCCGCTGATCCGCTCGGAGGCCGCTGAGTTCGTCCTGATCGAAGGCATTGGCGCGGCCACTGTGACGGTCCAACAGGGCCGGGGCGGGCAGATGGACGTGAAGCTCAATGCCGTGCCGTGGGATCGCTTCTACCGCGACCCGCACAGCCGCAAGCGCGATTTCAGCGACGCCAACTACCTCGGCACCGTCCTGTGGATGGACGAGGCCGACGCGCTCGCCATGTTCCCCGGCAAGGAGGACGTGGTTAAGGATTGCTACGTCGATTCCTCGGTCGAGGGCGAAACCTACGATGACCGCCCGACGCTGGCCTGGAGCGACCGCAAGCGCAAGCGCGTGCGCGTCTTGCAGCACCGCTACAAGGAAGGCGGCAAGTGGATGACCGCCATCGTCTGCAAGGGCGGCTACCTGCGCGACCCGCAGCCCTCGCCCTATGTGGACGAGGATGGCGTGCCCGAGTGCGACCTGATCGCCGTGTCCGCCTATGTGGACCGCGAGAATCGCCGCTATGGCGCGGTCAAGATGATGATTTCGCCGCAGGACGAGATTAACAAGCGGCGTAGCAAGGCCCTGCACCTCCTGAATAACCGCATGGTCATCATGGAGGAAGGGGCGACGGCAGACATTGAGCAGACCCGCCGCGAGGTGGCCCGCCCCGATGGCGTGGTGTTCGTCCACCCGAACATGCGGTTTGAAATGCCCGACCAGCGCGGGCTCATCCAAGGCCAGTTCGAGCTGTTGCAGGAGAGCAAGGCCGAGATTGATGCGTCTGGTGTCAACCCGGCGCTAGAGGGCGACCTGAAAGCCCCCAGCGGGCGCGCTGTGGAGGCGCTGACGCAGGCCGGGCTGGCAGAGCAGGCCATCGTGTTCGACGCCTTGAAGGACTTCTCCTGGCGCGTGTATCGGGCCGTGTGGCACCGCATCCGCCAGTACTGGACCGACGAGCGCTGGGTTCGCGTGACGGACGATGAGCGCAACCTGCGCTGGGTCGGGATCAACGCCCCGGCCAAGGACGAAATGGGCCAGCCGGTGGTTGGCCCGGACGGTCGCCCGCAGTTGCAGAACGTGCTGGGCGAGTTGGACATTGACCTGATCCTTGAGGACGGCCCGGACTCGGTGACCATCCAGAGCGAGCAGTTCGAGCAGTTGGTCGAGCTGAAAAAGGCCGACCCGACCGCGATCCCCACCAAGGCGATCATTGAAGCCTCCAGCCTGCGCAACAAGGACGCGATCCTTGAGCAGTTGGAGCAGGGCGGTGTCCCACCCCAGGTCGCCCAGCAGATGCAGGAAATGCAGCAGGCCTTGGCCGAGAGCCAGCAAGCCCTCCAGCAGGCGCAGCAGGACGCGATGCAGGCCAAGGGCGACATGGCGATCAAGGCCGCCGAGTTGCAGTTGAAGGAGCGCGAGCTGGCGCTGAAAGAGGCCGAGTTGCAGCTAAAGACCTACGAAGCCGAAACCGACCGTATCCAGGCGCTCAAGCCTGATCCCCAACCCGTTTCCAAGGAGTTGCAGTAATGGCACAGGGCACCACCACCTACCCCACCACGATTGACGCGGAGCGCACCAACCCGTCGAACATGGACACCTCCGAGGCCGCCATGATCGCGGTCCAGACCAAGCTCGGCGTGGGCCGGGTTGCCTCTGCCGATGGCGCGATCAGCGTTGCCTCGGGCGAGGTGGTCATCACCAAGGGCAGCGCCGCCGCCCTGACGCTGGCGGCCCCGACCGCTGCGATGAACTACCAGCGCCTCGTCATCTCCTCGGCCACCGCGTTCGCCCATGTGGTCACCGCGACGGACCTGCTGGAGGACGGCATTACCGGCGGCGCGAAGGACACGGCCACGTTTGGCGCGTTCGCGGGTGCCTCGCTGGAGCTGATGGCCTACAACCTCAAGTGGCTGGTCCTGAACAAGAACGTTGTGACCATCGCCGCCGCCTAACGCGGTAACTGATTCAGACGAAAGAGCCGCCTCCGGGCGGCTTTTTTGTTGCCCCAAACCTGCCCCGGGACACAGGGGACGGACGGCCACGGATTGGGCCGAGACGCGCCGCCAGCGAATGGGCGATCAGCAAGGAAGCACCCAATGAGTGACGAAAAGTACCCGTTTTTGAACGAGGTAGAGCAGGAGGTTGTGCCCGAGGTCGAGGTGCAGCCCGAAGTTCAGCCGGTCGAAACGCCGCAGGCCGTCGAGCCTGCCGCACCTGTGACGCCGACGGTCACGGAACCTCACGACGAACGAGTGCCGCTCGCCGCCCTCAAGGCCGAGCGTGAGAAACGGCAACAGTTGGAACGGCGCATGGCCGAGATTGAGCGCGAACGCGCCCAAGCCCAGCCCGAGCCGCCCGACTTCTACGCAGACCCGCAGCAGTTCATCGCCCAGCGGGAGCAGCAGCTTACCCAGCGGATGCACGCGGCATTGGAGGAGCAGGCGCGAGACGCCTATTCCGACTATGACGCTGTGCTGGCCGAGTTGAAGGACTACGCGCAGGAAAACCCTGCCGTCATCCCGCAGGTGTTCAACGCGGCTAACCCCGCGCTGGCCGCCTACAAGCTCGGCAAGCAAATCCGCGAATTGCGGGCCATGAAAGACCCCGACCAGTACCGCAAGGCCATTGAAGCCGAGGTGCGGGCCAAGGTCGAGGCCGAATACGCCGCCCGCGAGCAAAGCAAGGCCGCTGCCGTTGCCGCCATCCCGCCCGACCTGACCAATTCGCGCTCCGCAAGAGACGCGGAAGTGGTCCCCGACGATTCCCTCGACTCAATCCTCGCATCACGCAAATCGCGCTAAGGAAGGCGCAATTAAATGACTCTCTCCACCGTTGCATCGGCCAACACTGTCAAGCAGTGGGACGCCGACTTTTACCGCGAATACATCCGCGCCAATCGCTTCGCCAAGTACCAGGGCACCGACGCCAACGCGGTCATCCAGCTCAAGGAGGACCTGACCAAGAAGCCCGGTGACGCCCTGACCATTTCGCTGGTCAAGGCCCTGTCGGGTGCCGGCGTCTCGGGCAACTCGCTGCTGGAAGGCCAGGAGGAGACTATCTCCAACTACGGTCAGCAGGTTTCGATCCAGGCCTATCGCAACGGCGTTGCGATGACCGAGTTCGAGCAGCAGAAGTCCAAGATCATGGCCCTGAACACCGCCCGTCCGCTGCTGCGCGACTGGGCGATGGAACTGAACCGTACCCACGTCATCAACGCCCTGGCTTCCGTGCAGGCGACGGCGGGCGGCTCGGTGGTGGCCTATGCGTCGGCTACCGAGGCGCAGAAGGACGCTTGGCTCGACCTGAACACCGACCGCATCCTGTTCGGCTCGCTCAAGTCCAACCTCAAGCAGACCGCCCCGGCCGGCGGCGCGACCAACGACCACAGCGCCTCGCTGGCGGAAATTGACGCGACCGATGACAAGCTGACCAAGGGCGTGGTTTCGCTCGCCAAGCGCCTCGCCAAGCTGGCCGACCCCATCATCCGCCCGATCCGGGTCAACGATGATGAGGAGTGGTACGTCATGTTCGCGCCGTCGCTGGCCTTCCGTGACCTCAAGGCCGACTTGGCGACCACCCACGCCGATGCCATGCAGCGCGGCAAGTCGAACCCGCTGTTCACCGACGGCGACCTCGTATACGACGGCGTGATCATCCGCGAAGTGCCCGAGATCGCCACCATGGCGGACGTGGGCAACGGCGGCACCGTGGACGTGGCCCCGTGCTACCTCTGCGGCGCGCAGGCCGTGGCGCATGTCATCGGCAAGCGTTGGGCCTCGGCCACCGAGGAGCGCGATTACGGCTTCGTGACGGGTGCGGCCATCGCCGGTTTCTTTGGCACGGAAAAGCTGTTCTACAACGGCAAGCAGCACGGCGTGGTTACCGTGTACGTCGCCGGTCAGCCGGACGCCTGATAGGCGTTAGCGGCACAGGGGGCGGGAGCAATCTCGCCCCCTTTTTGTTGCATGGACGCAACGGGCCAAGGACGGCCCACCTTTTCAGGGGTTACCGATGGCGGTCTATTCGCGCAATGACTTGCGCAACGCGGTCATGTACGACCTTGCGATCCTTGACGCCAACGAAGCCCCCAGCGCCGAGGATTCGGTCTTCGTGCTGGATCGTGTCCAGCAGACGCTAGAGCAGTTGGCCGATGACGGGCTGATCCCGTTCGACCTCGACAGCGATTCCATCCCCGCGCCCTACATGGTCCCGCTTGCCCGTGTCATTGCGCCCACGCTGGCGCTGGCCTACGGCAAGGCGGACAAGCTGAGCCTATACGAAGCCCTGGCCGAGTCCGGCATGAAGGCGCTGCGCCGGCTCAAGGTCAAACCGTACTTCGGCACGCCGGCTCAAGTGAGCTATTTCTAAGATGGGCAAATGGCGTCCCGCCCCCATCGCGGATGGGGCTTTCAGCGACGACAGCGCCCCGTGGTCCGCTCAGGACTTGTGCGGCTGGATCCCGCGTCCTGCCGAGCAGCAGGGCACGCGCTCGGCCATGCAGCTTGCGCCCCTGCCGGGCTTGCAGGAGTTCGCCTTCGTCCCCGACACGCGCAAGCAGCGCGGCGGCTATGTGGCGGAAGGCCGGCTCATCCTTGTTGCAGACCAGACCCTTTACCAGCAGATGCCCAATGGCTCCCTGCGGACCATCGGCACCATTCCCGGCACCTCGCGCTGTTCGTTCGCGCATAACGGCGTGTCCGAGGTCATCATCGTCAACGGTTCCTCCGGCTATATCTGGAACTGGGACGATGACTCGCTGACCCAAATCACGGACGCGGGCTTCCCCGGCGGCCTGCTGGCGGCGTACAACGCCAACGCCTTCCTTGTCATTGATCCGACCCGGCGCTACTTCCAGAACAGCGCCCTGAATGACGGCCTGAATTGGAACGCGCTAGAGACGTACCAAGGCGAATCCAAGCCGGACAAGATCAAGGGGCACATCGTCTTTAACGGCGAGTACGTCCTGTTCCAAGAGCGCAGCTTCGACCGATTCTCCTACACGGGCGTCACGAACGCGCTGTACGAGCGCATCCCCGGCACGACCTACGACCGGGGCTGTGCGGCCACCCACGCGATCAACGCGGTGGACAACGCCATTTGCTTCATTGGCGATGACGGCTCCGCTTACATGATGCGGAGCTACACGCCGGAGCGCATTTCCACCGGCCCGATTGAACAAGCGTGGTCCAACTGCGACCTGTCGAAAGCCTACTCGTTCGTGTGGGAGGACAAGGGCCACAAGGTCTGGTACGTCACGTTCCCCGATGGGCATACGTGGGGCTATGACTTCTGGACGCAGAAATGGCACCGCCGCCAGTCCGAGGGCATGACCCGCTGGCGGCTGGCGTGGCTGGTGAAGTGGCGCGATCACTGGTACGGCGGCGAATACAACTCCGGGCGCGTCATGCGGCTGGATTGGGCCTATCAGCTTGAAGGTTCCGACCGCATCCTGCGCCGCCGCATTTCCGGCGTGGCCCACGACAACCAGAACCGGCTCACGTTCAACGCGCTGGAGGTGGTGGTGGACGCCTCCGGCGAAGCCACCACGGCCACGTCCGCCCTGTCGCTGGTGTTCGACACCGAGCAGCAGACGGTCGGAACGCTGACCATCGGCGGCGCGCTGCCTGACGGCGCGGTGGGCGATGCGGTCAATTTCCAGTACCGCACGATTGGCGGCACCGGCCCGATTACGTTCTCGGTGTCTGCCGGCGCGCTGCCTGCGGGCCTGACGCTCAATGCCACCACGGGCGCGCTGACGGGCACCTACACCACGGCCGAGCATGACAACGCCTGGACCATGACCGCGACCGACGCGGACGGCAACACGGCCACGCTGGCCGAGGCGCAGTACGTCCTCGACCTGCTGGGCGACCCGCCGGACGGCATCATTGGCGATGCCTACAGCTACTCGCTGACGGGCACGGAGGGCACCAGCCCGTACACCTTCGCCCTGACCACGGGAACGCTGCCGGATGGCCTCTCGCTGGCCTCTGGCGGGGCGATCACCGGCACCCCGACCACGGCGCAGACCAAGGCGTTCAGCGTCACCATGACCGACGCGGCGGGCGTGGACACGGTGAAGGCGTACAGCGTCACCATCGAAGTGTCCTATGGCGATATCTACATCGGCCTGAGCGGATCAGGCAGCACGGATGCGCTGGCGCTGATTGACGGCAATGCGAATACCCTGACCGGCACCTATGCGGCGGGCGACGAGGGCAGCAACCCGGTCATCAGCGCGGACGAGGCGCGGGTTTACTTCCACGGCACCAACCACCTGAGCTACCTGACCCGTTCGGGCGGCGCGCGGTCGGAGTTCACCAGTTCGGGCGTGGCCGGGGCGGGCATCGTTGCCAACGCCACGCACGCCTACGTCCTGGCGTTCTCCCCGAGGCTGCTGGAAAAGGTGACGCTGGCCGATGGAACGGTCACGACCTATTCCCCCACGACCGAGTGCGGCGGCATGTGCTGGAACGCGGCCAAGACCAAGATTTACCTTGGCTTCTACACCACGTCCGGCTTTTCCACGTTCGACCTTGGCACGCCGGGCTTCACCGATACCGCCATCACCGCGCGCAACCGCTGCCGGGGCGTGGCGCTGAACCCGATCACGGGCCGGGTGTATTCGACCTGCCGCAGCACCGTGGACGATACGCCCTATCTGGTCCTGTGGAACCCGGCCGATGGGCTGGCGGCGGACGCTGTGACGCTTTCGGAGGTCGGCGGGGCCATTGCGGTGACCCCGGACGGCGAACAGGTGTGGGTGGTCAACTACGGCGCGACCAGCGGCAAGGTGTTCGTGTACGACACGGCCACCCACACGCTCCAGCAGACGATTACGGTCGGCAACACGCCCAACGCCATTGTGATGAACGCGGCGGGCACGCGGGCGTATGTGTGCAACGGCGGTGATAACACCGTCAGCGTCATCAACGTGGCCGACTATTCGACCGTCGCCACGGTCACCACGCCCGCCCCGCCGTTTGGCGCGGCCATTCTGGAGTGACCCATGGCCGATGACCACGACGCTGACCGGATCCTCCAGATTCGCGTCAGCAAGAACGGCGCGGAGACGTGGGGTGACCCGACCTACCACGACCTGCCGGAAACGGGCGATTTCAAGAAGCGCATTGTCCGCAGGCGCAACGGCCAGTCCCGGCGGTTCGCGGTGATGCTGGAGTGCACTAGCCCGGTGGCGGTGACGATCCTGGCCGCGTCTGTGGACATGGACGGCGAATGAGGCGGGCGCGGATTCCCGACTTTCTCGAAAGCTGCGCGAACCATCCCCGGGTCTTTCCGCACATCGGCTGCACCGAGGCCCGGTTTAGCGCAGGGGCCAGTTGGGAGCGCACGGTCGCGCTGGAATGGCGCGAGGGCGGCGTTGTGTTCGTGGAGGAAGCCCCCGGCGTCTATTCCGGGCATTGGGTGTTCCTGCCCAAGACGAAGGACGTAGTAGGCAAGGCTCGCGCGGCGTTGCGCTACCTGTTCACGCACACCGACGCCCAGCGCGTCACCGGCAAGACCCCGTTGGAACTGCGCCACGCCAGGAAGGCAGCGCAGGCGGCGGGGATGCGGCACCTATTCAACTGCGACGGGCACAGCTTTACCGAGCTGACCCGCGATCAATGGCTCAAGGACGAGGGTTAAACACATGGGTTGGGGCGCAGTAGCACAAGTCGGAGCGGGCCTTTTCGGGGCCAGCCAGCAGCGTAGTGCGGCGCGGGCGCAGGAGCGCGCCAGCGAGGCCGCCATCGCGGAGCAGCGCAGGCAATACGACCAGTCGCGCTCGGACCAAATGCCTTTCATGCAGTTTGGGCAATCGCAGCTTGGCGGCTTGCAGGCTTTGGCGAATGGGGACTATTCCGGCTTTGAGAATAGCCCGGACTACAAGTACGCCCGCGAGCAGATGATCTACGGGCAGGACCACAGCGCCGCAGCGCGTGGCCGCCTGCAATCGGGCGGCTACGCGATGGACTTGGCGAAGGGCCTGAACGGACTCGCCTCGCAGAACCTCGGCAACTATCGCGGCTCGCTCCAGTGGGGCGCGAACCTTGGCCAGAACGCCGCAGCGGGCGTGGGCCAGTTGGGCGCGAATGCCGCCAACCAGATCGGCAACCAGTACCAGAATCGCGGCGATGCGCAGGCGAGCGCCTACGGCGGGAACGCCGGCTTTGGCTACGGGCTGGCGGGCCTTATCGGTCAGCAGCCGTGGGCGTCCACCAGCATCTTTGGTGGTGGTGGCGGCGGCGGAGGCGGTGGCCTCGCGCCCGGCGGCTCCTACTTGAATTGGGGCGACTACTGATGGCCTTCAATGACGGCCTGCGGAGCGTGCTGGGCGGCTTCCAGTACGTTCAGGGGCAGATGGACCAAGGCGAGGAAAAGCGCCGCCAGTCGGGCCTCCGCGCCCTCGCAGGCGACTACTACGGTCAGCTCGACCCCACGGCCGGCAAGGTCGCCGCCCTCGGCGGTGACGCGGGCGGGATGCTCCGCGACCGCCAAGGCATGCAGGAGACGGCACAGAAGGAAGCCGGCCGCATTGCGGGCCTGATCGTCGCCGCGCCCTCGCAGATGCGACCGGGCCTGTATGCCGCCCACCGCCAGAAACTCGCGCAGATCGGCTTGCAGGGCCTTCCCGAGGCGTGGAGCGATGACCTGCTCCCGGTGGCGCAGCAGATGGCCGGATCCACGCAGAACGTGGGCATCCAGTCCACCTTCGTTGACGCCTCCGGCAACCGCGTGGGCGTGACCCGCGACGGCAGGACGGTGGTGCTGGGCCAGAACGCGCCCAACGTGCAAATCCTCGAAGGCCAGGGCGGATTCTACGGCGTCAACAAGGGCGACCTGTCGGCCCGTCCTGTCACGATGGGCGGCCCGGCTCCCCAAGCGCCGCCGCAAGGCACGAACGACCAGATGCTCGCCGTGGCTAACCAGATGGTGAAGGCCGGTATCCCGCCGCAGTACGTCGAGCAGTGGATGAGCCAGCAGCCGGGCATCCAGCCGGTGAGCCAGCCGGAAGCCCCGCAGGCGGCTCCGCAGGCCATGCCGATGCAGTTGCAGCCCGCCGCCAAGCCGCAGGCTCAGCGTGCGCCTACGGAGCTTGAGCGCCGCGTGGAGATGGCCCGGCAGATGGGCGCGACCCCGGACCAGATCAAGGCGATGGTGGTCGGTGGCGGTCAGTCGGGCAACGCGCAGGCCAGCAAGACCAATCAGGCCAACCGCGTGAAGGCGGCCCAGCTCGAAACCGTGCAGCGCCAGATTGACCGGCTCGACAAGGCCGCGCAGTCGGTCGCCGGGAATGCTGTTTTTGACGGCGGCCCGCTGGATCAGTACGCGATCAAGTTCACCCCGCAAGGGCAGGAGCTTGAACAGTCCGCTGCTGCGATTCTGCCGGTGCTAACGGCCCTCACGCGCGTTCCTGGCGTGGGCGCTCAGTCCGACCTCGAAAGCCGCCTGGCGAGCCTCCAGTTGCCTTCCGCGAGCATGGCCCCGGAAGTGAACAAGGCCGCGATTCAGGCCCTCCGCGAATACATGGCCGACCTC